AAGGGGAGATATTGTAAGGCATTGAAATAAGCCAAGGTACTACGCTCATGGTAGAAAGAGGTTGAAGCCGCGCGCTGTCAATTTTTGCGCAAAATTTATGCAAAAAGGGCATTTAATGTATTAAATTGTAGTAGTAGCATGGATACCGTTGCAATCTTTGTGTAGATTATAATTCTGACCGAGGCAAAAAGTCAAGTTAACGTCAACTTAAATTACATATCTATAAGAATTGGACGAACATAAACAGAAGCGGCTATACAGCTGTTTTCATAGGGGAAAATCTTGAGGAAACGGCAAGCAGGAAGGGGTTTAAAATGATACTATTATGACACTATTAAGAAATAATATTCTTGGCGTTTTGAGGACATTCAGGGTATGAAAAAACCACACAGACGCGGAGTGGTTGCGGAGCCTGACCACGATTTGAGGGGGTTTACTATTCGGGAGGTTGCGGATATATATGGCCTGTCCGAGCCTGCGGTATCTGTTTGGGATTGTCCGAGGCAGGAAGATGGCCGGTTGAATTTGCGTGACGTGGTACCGTGGCGGGACAAGAGACAGTCGGAAAAACCTACTGACAAGGCGGACCTGGAGAAGGACAAGCTGCGGCTGCAATGCCAGAAGATGGAGATTGAGATAGAGGCGTTGAAGGCTGAGAACATTCCGCTTGAGACGCACAAGCAAATACTGGCAGGGCGTGCGATGAGCCTGAAGAATTACATACTGGAGTTTTTCGCAAAGAACATACACCTGTACGCGCACAAGAGCATAGACCAACTGCGGCCAATGAGCCAAGAGCATGTGGCGGCGATGCTCAATCATTTTAGCTCAAACCATAAGTAACAATCCACTGCGGCTAAAGCCGCGTGGCATTTAAACCTGATTAATGACAACAGAAACAATTCTTCTTCCTCCTATTTCCGACGACACGTTATTTGTCGACGTCGCCGAGCGTGAGGCATACCGGGTATTACCTATCCCGTTGCCGTCCGTATGGGCAGAGGAGAATTTCTACCTTGTCGAGGGCGCCGGATATGCGGCTACAGGCCGGATCACGCTTTACCCGTGGCAACGGGACCCGCTGAATGCGATTATGCATTATGACCGGGTGATACTGTGCGGCCCGGTGCAGACCGGGAAGAGCCTGCTTGCAGAGATGATGGTCTGGTGGGTCGTGTGCAATATTCCGATGCACGGCATGTTTTTGTATGCGAAGAAGGACACGGTTGAGGATGTGTTCCAAGACAGGATTGTACCGACCATAAAAGAAGTGCCATGTATCCGGGCGCTATGGGACGGCAACGAGGAGAGGCTGACACAGAGCAAAATTAAACTGCGAAATCTTATTCTGCGTGTTGCCAGTGCCCAGGTGCAAAGCGACATTGCCTCTTTCAGCGCCGGGCTAATCTATGCAAGCGAGGTCTGTAAATATAAGCAGGCCATGCTTGATACCAAAAATAATTATGACGTGATAAAGCTTTTGCGCGGGCGACAAGAAGCATACGGGATTATGGGGAAGAAGAAAGAAATCCTGGAATCCTCGCCACGGTTCAAAGGTGATTTGCTTCACAAGGAAATGTTCACAAGTGGAGTGACAAACCTTGTGCCGAAATATCCGTGTCCGACGTGTGGAACATACCAGCAATTAACGCTTGAACAGATAAAGGAAGTGCCAAATGCCAACAAAGAAAAAGACCATGACCCGGAGCGGATCAGGCGCGACGACGCGGCATACTACGAATGCTGCCATTGTGGGAACACAATCCCGGAAACAAAAAGAATTGAAATCGGAGAAAAAGTTGTCTGGGCAACAAAAGAGGAAACCGTGGAGCGCGAGGGTTGCATTAAGTTGGAAAGACCAAGACGGACGGGTGTTTCATTTCAGTGGAATCGCCTCGTCGATTACTCTTTTAAGTTCTCAGAATGCTTGGCTCGTTTCTTTGAAGCACAACGTTCCGGTGATCCAGTTAAACTCGTCTCCATGCTCAATGAGGACATGGGGGAGTTTGGGGAAATCAGGCAAGAAGAGCGGTCCACGTCGTGGTTAATGTCGAAAATTGCCGTGCCGCCGTACAAAATCACGGACGAGACAATCCCGGCAGGCGTGATCGTGGTCCTATGCGGCATAGATACCCAGGACAAGGGTTTTTATTTTGTGTTGCGTGGGTTTGGGGCGGGGAAAGCGTCATGGTTGCTTGATTGTGACTGGATCCCGTGCGACATGGACAAGGGGAATGACCCTGAAGTGGTTTTCACCGCAGTAAATACTCGTATAGGCAAGAAAAAGCTCGAAACAACGGACGGTAGACAACTTGATATCATGTTCGGCCTGGTTGATCGTGGCGGGCACAAAGCGGCATTTGTTGACCATATAGCATCTAAAATACCGTGGCTTGGCGTGTGCATAGGGTCAACGCGCAATACCGCGCCGCTTATTGAACTTGGAAAGAACGGTATCTATTGGTCTAACACGGAAAATTTAAGCCGGATTGTTGATTCTGATTCGGCTCGGCAGGAATGGTACTTACCTGAAGACGTTCCCCAGGAATATCTACATCAATTTGTTCGGCAATACGACCGAGAGGATACGGACCGGTACGGGAACAAGCACATGAAAAGGATATCAGGCGGTAACGACCATATGCGAGACTGTGAGAACTATATCCAGGGTTGCGTACAAGTTTGCGAACTCGACAAGGGACTGTTTGAAATAAACACGGTTGATCAAATCCGGTTGGACTCGCAGGACCACACGCAGCCTCAACCGGAACCCGTAAACACATTCATGGCTGGCGTGCAAGCGCGCTGGCAAAGGAGAGGATGATCATGGCTATTGTACGCAACAATCTGGCAAAGGAGAGGATGATCATGGCTATTGTACGCAACAATCCGCAGGGCAATTACCAGACGCGGCCACAGGGTGACATGCAGAAGCGGCCAGAACTGGCAGGGGAACCGGCGCAAGGTCCTAACCAGCTCACGATAAAAACACCCTTTATCGGGTGCGAAAATGTAATAGATAAACTGGCAAAGGATGGATGGAAATGTCAGCTTATTTCACAACCTGTTGGTGCGGAGGTTGTGATAGTTTTTTATAAATAGATTATTTAATTTTCTGTATTTTATAACCAGGGGACGGTGGGGGCGGGTCAGGCAAAACCCCCTAATCCCCCTTTGTATTTGTAAAGGAGCGTTTCAGGTTCACGGCGAGAACGGATCAGTCTGACGAGGACCCCACGGAATTACCGGATACCCATACGGTATCTACCTGCCAGATTTAACACTCACAAAATAAATACTCAATTTTCTGCATGCAAACGCCAAATTTGACCGATTAAACAGGTAATAGATTGAAAAATGTATTATGTTTTCATATTCACATAGAAAAATGAATAGTCCATTTTCATGGTAGTATTTAATAAAATATAGAAAATTGTGCATTCAGTACAAAGAAAATTGTATATTTCTATTGACTTTATTATTTTTTGATGCTATATTCAATTTGACCGATTAAATTTCGTTCTTTAAAGGCTTATGGACTGATTCCCGGCGCTTGCGTCGTGTGTCTGTCCATGAGCCTTTTTTATTGTTCCACTCGGAGGCTTATGGCAATCACACAGGCCGAACTTGATGCAATAGACGACGCGGCAGCCAAAAACGCAGGCCGTGGAGCTGTTGATGTATCTATCGGTGATCGCCGGGTGACGTACAGTGACCCTTTGAAGCTTTTAGAGGCAAAAAGGGCGCTTGCAAACGAGGATCAGGGCGGTATTTACAACAGCACATTCACGCCAAAGGGGTATTTCTGATGCTTGGAATCAACAAAATAAGGCAGTTTTTGTTCGATTTCGGCCAGTATCGTAAGGGTGTTTTGCCCAATAATGACCATTTCAGAGAGCATTTTGCCCGTGAAATAGGGCAATTGACTAACCGATATTACCCCGCAGCGGACCTCGGAGCTATCCGCGCTGACTGGAATCCATCGATTTTAGTCGATCAGAACATACTCAGACTCGAATACCGCCGTATTTTTGCCAGGGCCAAGCGTGCATATGACAGTGACCCGTTCGCTAAGGGCGCGGTCAGTGTGTTGCAATCGCAAATTGTTGGCAACGGGATTTCACCACGCGCAAAACCACTTGACAAAAACGGTGTTGTTGATAAAGACATGGGAAAACTTCTTGATCGTTATTTTGAGCAATTTTCAGATGAATGCTTCAGGCCGGAACACGATTCGTTTTATGATTCGCAGTCAAAGATGATTGGCAACTGTGCGTATTCTGGCGGGCTGTTTCTAAACATGGTCCCGGCAAAGAAAAAAGCACTCCTACCTTTTGCGTTTCAAACAGTTGATCAATCGTACATCGATTTCTCGCATGACAACTTTGCTTTTCCGCAAACTCCTTTTGTTTGCAATGGCGTTGAGGTGAATAATTTTTCAGAGCCGCAGCGATACTACATGCAAGACCTGGTAAACTGGGCATTCTTCGATTTGCCTGCTTCAAATGTAATTCACATCTACGATAAGCTCCACGCAAATCAATATATCGGCATTCCGTGGCTTGCTCCGGTTCTTACAACGCTTTGGGACTTAAATCAGTTGATGGAAGATAAGATTATCGGATCCCGAATTGCCGCCGCAATTGCTTTGTGGGTTGGTGAGTCATCAATATTTCCAAACAAGGCAGCAAAGAACAATGACGGAAATGTTTCATGGACTCCTGGAAGTGTGATTAAGTCAAAGCAAAAACCAGAAGTTATTCAATCGGTTGATAATTTAAAAGACAGCTTTGCTGTTCTAATTGAAATTTATTTGCGTCAAATATCAACAGGAATGAGAATCTCTTACCAGGAATTGACAACAGACACGCAAGCTTCAGCCTTTTCCGCTTCAAGGACCGTCACGACGGACCGCAGACGCTACTACAAAAAGAAACAAGGTTTCGTAGTCCGGCAACATGGAAAACCGATTTATTACAACTTTGTAAAGTGGTGTTTTTTGACGGGTCTTATTCCTGGAAAAACCATTTCTGATTTTATCGCAAATTCATGGGGGTTAACTCAGGCTATTTGGACACCTGACAAATGGGACTGGGTTGATCCGCTCAAGGACATACAGGCGGCAATCGCAGAAAAGGACGCGGGGTGGTTGTCCGACGAGGAATACTGCGAGCGTGCAAGCAAAAACAAGGATTTGCTCTATCAGGAATTGGCGGCAGAAAAAGACGAAAGAAAAACTCTTGGAATAGAAGTTCAAGCACTTGTTCCGGTGAAACCTAAAACCTTAACAGGTGATTTGGAAGAAAACCAACAAGAAGAAGGTGGTAACAATGCCAAAAAATAAAGACCAAGAAGAATACATCGCAAAGCAGTTACCGGATGGATTTGTCAGCCGCGCTTTTACTCCTGCTACATACGACGAAAAAACAAAAAGCGTTCGGGCGACGGTATGGACTGATACGCCGGTTCGTGTTTACGATAGCGCAACAGATGATGTCGTGATGGAAGTTTTGCGAGCTGATGGCGCTCAAATGCCGCAGCGTGGGCAATTGCCGCTTCTTGACAATCATAACAGATGGAATGGAAGCGGGTCCGTGCGTGGTTCTGTGCGTGATTTTGCCCCACAGTCAGATGGTTCAATGCAGGGTAATGTTTATTTCGCATCAACCGCAGAACCGGAAAATACTCTTGCCCGTGAGGGGCACTTGACTGATTTGTCTGTTGGTTACCAGACATTTAATCGGTCAGATGCAACGACTTGGATTGCTGACGGACAGCGCGCAACAGTCAACGGGAAAGAATACATAAACAATCACGGTATGCCACTGGCAATAAGGACCATGTGGAGGCCGTTTGAAATATCGACGACCCCAATAGGCGCGGATGAGAGATGCTCATTTCGCGGTGAATTATCCACAATCAAAAAAGGAGAAAGAGTTATGCCTGATGAAAAAAAGCCGGTGGAAACACCTGCCCAGGCTGCCGCGCCGGAAAAAATCGACGTGACTGCCATCCGCACAGCCGCGCACAAAGAAGCGGCTGAGGCCGAACGTTCCCGCATCCTGAATATCAGGGCGGCAGCGGTCGAGCTTAACATACCGGAAGCGTTTTACGAACCGCTTATCAAAGAGCCGGTATCGGAAACCGAAGCCGTTCGGAAAATGACCGTTGAGGCGCAACGGTTGATGAAGATTGCGCCCGTGACCGCACCGGATGTTGGCGTGCAGAAAGACGAACAGCAGAACCGAAGAGACGGTATGCTGAATGGTATTCTTCTTCGCACGAATTATCCGTTTGCGAGCAAAGAAGAGAAAACGAAAGTCCAAGACGCTGTTGCCAAGTCGGATTACAACGGCATGACAGGCCCGCAGGCGCTTGCAAAGCGTTGTCTTGAGCAGTCAGGCGTTCGTGGCGCTGCATACATGGACAACGTGGAAGTGGCGAAACAGATTCTTTCTCTTTCTTCCCGCGCAGTCGCGCAGGGTACGGGCGACTTTCCGTATATTCTCGCCGCCGCTGCCAACAAGTTCCTGATGCTCGGATACAACGAGCAGAACGTGACTTGGGATAAGTGGGTTGGCCGTCAGCCGCTCAACGACTTCAAACAGAACAAGCTTGTCAATATCAGTCTGTTCTCTGATGTCGATCTTGTCCACGAAGGCGAGAACTTCAACTGGGGAAAACAGGCAGATAAGGGCGAATACGCAACGCTGTACAAATACGGCAAAGCCTTCCTGCTTTCGTATGAAGCGATTGTCAACGATGACAAGAGCGCCTTCAGCCGCATTCCGCGTAACATGGCAGGCGCGATGAATCGCAAACAGAACCGCACGACATACGATTATCTGTATGGCGCTGCCGGGGTTGGCCCGACCATGAACGAGGATTCCTTGGCAATGTTTGATGCCACCGCGAATACCGGACACGCAAACCTTCTGACAGGTGCGGTCCCGTCTGTTGCGGCGCTCAATCTGATGCGGAAAGCACTCAGGAAGATCAAGCTTCCTGCTCCTGACAAAACGAGTAAAATTCAGTACTCGAATGCCGATATCAAGTACATCATCACCGGCACGACATACGAAACGTCTTTGCAGCAGCTTATTGGGTCGTCTGGTGATCCTGCACTGACAAACGCCGCAGTTATCAACCCGTTTAAGGGCAGCGCCGAGGTCGTCATCGATCCTGTTATCGATGAGTATGACTCGAACGCGGCTCCGTTGTGGTGGGTTGCCGCAGACCCGAACATCATTCAGCACATTGCGATGTTCACTCTTGCGGGCGAGGAAGCTCCGCAACTCCGTAGCGAACCGAGCGAAATCGGAATGGCTCGTGGTATCGCGTGGGAGTTGATGTTCTCGTTCTGTGTTGCGGCTGAAGACTGGCGCGGAATGGTCAAGAATCCTGGTCATTGATCAGGTAACGAAGAGCCTGAATAAGGTTCTTGAAAGCCCCCTTGAAATATAGGGGGCATTATTTAAAAGTCAACAAACAAAAAGGAGTTTCTTATGACGATCTCGATTACAAGAAGGGTTCGGGAACTTGAGGGTACTGACGTAATTCAGTACATCAATGGAACCGGAAGCGCAATCGTAAACAACCAGCTTATTTTCATGGGTGGCGATACCGGGTATGGGCGCATTGGTGTGGCGCTTGAACCTATCGCGGCTGCTGCTGGTTCGATCGGTGCGGTTGCGGTTAAGGGCGTTTTTGAACTTCCTGCTGCTGCTGCTGGCTTCACGCAAGGGCTGATGGCGATGGCTTCCACGGGTGGAAGTTCCGTGACAGCTGGTGGTCTGGCATACACAACGAGCGGGTATTGGGGTATTGGCATGATAACCAAGCTCAGTGCCGTTGGTACAGACACAACAGCAAGTCAGGTTGAAGTCGATCTGAATGTTGGACCGAAAGCGTTCATAGTTAACTAATCATGGCGCTTGACCTGATGGAGTTGCAGGGAGAATTTTTATTTTCTCCCTGCAAATTAATCAAATGAAACAATTATTTCTAATCGGGAAAAAGTTTGGACGGCTTACGGTTATTTCAGAATCGACCGAAAGAGGATTATAATGAGCATTGATCTTATGGGTGATATGGATTCAATTTTTTTAGATAACGGTTTTGAAGAAACCATTACGGCTATTCCTTCCACTGGTTCACCTGCGTCTATCAAGGCGCAGGTGTTCCGTGGAGGAATTGATAACATTAAGCAGTTTAAAAATCTTACAGAAATCTTAGTAAAGTATGAGGTTGAAATTTATGTTTCTCGGACTGATGTTCCTATTGCGAGGGTAAACGAATATAAATTTCAACTAAAGAAAAAGATTTCCGACGCATCAGTGACAAATTTTATAGTGTCTTCTGTTTTAAGAGAAGATGAAGGTGCCTTAAGGTTAGGTTTGTCATAATGGCAACATTTTTAAAAGCACCACGGGAACTATACGACGACAGCCGCGTCCTTTTTGCGTTTCGGAAGGCTCCCGCAGTGTTTGCTGACGCTGTTGACAAGTGGATGAACAAGGAGCGTATATCGTTTCTTGGAAAGTCCCTTAAGCAGAATGTAGGCACAAAAGGCGTTCGCGGGAAGTTGCTTAACAAGTCATTGTTTGGCGGGCGCGACCCTCGGTTCGGCGCTGGTTGGTCCCCTCAAATGGTCGGGCAATTCGTTTCGTACAAGAAAAACAAAGATACGCTCAATCTTGAAATGAAA